ATTAATTTTACCTCCGCGCCTTACGCCTGCCCTAACAGGATCTGCTATTTGGATAATTTGACCAGGTCTTACTAGTACACCTGCCTCTAATGTTGTTGTAAATGTACAAGTTTCACTAGATTGCTGTTCATTGTATAAAAACCAACGCCCCATCCTTGCAGCCTGTCCTCTAGATGTACAAGCAAAACTTTTTATATTTTTTACTACACTTCCATACTTTGTTATTGCTGTTGTATCCTCTACTGTCTCATAATCTATTGTTTGTGTAGCCATGTCAAAATATCCAACATTAACAATTGTATGCCTTGTTTTTAATGATGTACCTGCGTATGTGAAACCACCATCAAGAACATTAGCAAGAGTAAACTGATAAACAGGATCAGCAGGTCTATCTTGAGATATTGTTATAGAACCAGCAGAATAAAAAGGCATTACACGCATTACTGCACATAAATCATTTATTAACGTAAATGCCTCATTACCATTATTAATATTTACATTACAACTAAATCTAGGTTCTGTTCCTCCATTACCATCATCAATTTGGGTAGAGTTATAAACTGATGCAGAATAAAAAGCATATTGATCAATAGTTGTTTCACTAAGAGAAGCACCATATCTAGTATTAGTTAACAGATCATATAAAATCCATGCTGGATCAGATGTCCACTCTTTATTAGTTTTAAAAGTACCATTAAATGTACCACTATAACTTATAGAACCATCTGCTCGAACTGTACCATTATGAGGTATTTTTACTTTTATACCTCTTATTTTGTACATTCTTGTAGGTATTTGCGGAAACTGTTCTGCATCAAACCGTATACCTACATGAGCAACATTTGCATATGCTCTTTGCTCGTTAATAATTTCTGTAAAACTAACCCATTGGAATAAATCAACTAATGTAGATTCAGTGCTATCTGCTGTATCTCTTTCAACTCTAACTTGTACAGGAAAAGATATTGTAGATGCAAATTCTATTTTATAGTCTCTAAAATATGGATCTTTAGATCTACCAGTAATTGTATCTGTTAATGCAGTAGTTGTAGTACCATCATTTTCAATTACTTTCATAGTAAGAGAAACTGATGTTCCAACGATATCACCATCATCTTCAAATTTTTGTATTGATGGAAAACCTATTGTTATCCTAATTGCATTTACTGAGGTATTAGTTATAGTTTGTGTTACTGGAGAAGATGCTGTTACATTTGTGCCTACTGGATTTTCTGTTTCTATTGCAGATATTCCAGGTATATATGTTTGACTTGATGTACCAAACCTAGGGGTAAAAGTAACATTTTGAAAATTAAAATCAGAATCATCAGGACTTGTATTACTTGCATTTTGTTGTAATACTTGCGTACCATTCATAAATACATCTTTTAATGCAGCATTATTATATGCAGTAGTGCCTTGTGTTAAACCTGATGCAGAAGGAAAACCTTCTATTTCACCTTCAGATAAAACATCGATAATCGTAGAAAATTGTTTACTTCCTAATACACCATCAGGTAAAGTTGCATCAGTTATGGGTGTACCAGAATCTTCAAATGCATTTGTAATATTACTCATGCTTCACCTTGTACCTGTACTGTATCTACACCATTTGATACTGTTATAGACCCAACAAATATTTCCCCATATATTAAAGGTAATGAAACACCTGCTTTTGATACATTTTTTATGCCACTAAAGCTATAGTTTGCGTTAGCATCTAAATCATTTACCTGACTTGGTACATTAGGTATTGTTGGCGTAGGTGTTAATAATTGACTAGCACCACTTAGCATAAGACCAACACCAACAGTAGTGGCTAAACTTGCATAAGTTAAGCTTCCTACTATTACACCAGTACCAATTACACCTACTGCTGCTGCACCAGATAACGCACCTCCAACAACAATGGCTGTTATTGGATCAGCACCTTGTATTACAGGTGTTATAGTCACTGTCATTCCAATAGGATCTGCAAGTTGTTCTTCTGTGATGTCGTATTGTCCTACATTTACCTTATAATATTTATTTTTCATATAACTTTCTGCTTCTGGATGATTACATAATATAAATTTCATAACGTCAGGAATACTATTTACAACTGCCTCCTGTTCTTTCCAACCTAAAAAATCAGCAAGTTCACCATATACTTTTATTTTACGAAACATAACGTAACCTCCTTCCTGTACATTTTACAAGATTTCCATCATATGTATCATGTGAAGACAAACGAAAACTTAAATGATGCAATAATTTTTGTTCGCCCACATAAACTGCAACATGATTTAATCCTGTGCTTCTTATCCTTAATAACAAAGCATCATTAGGTTGCAAGTCCTCATTTGCATCAAGTTCTCTAAAACCGCATTCTTGCCAAGAACTATCAAAAATTGGATTGTCTTGAAAATCTTGTGGATACTTAGGTCTTTCAAAGTCTTTAATGTTTATACCTTTTTGTTTGTAGAAATCTCTAACAAGAGTCCAACAATCTTGTACACCCCATACCCATTGACGACCAATTAAGGGCGGATTATAACCACTTGGCTCAAAAGAATACCAAGCATGATTTATAAGAGATACAATATGCCATTTAATATTATATTTTTCACAACAAGCTAAAAATATTTCAAT